GGTCCAGCTCATCCCATTGTGATCGTTCCTCCTGACAGTATTGCGCCGGGTGTGCCGGCTCATCCGATTTACCTCCCCATTGAGGGCGTTGGTCCGAGTCATCCGATCGCCCCGGGCGGCCAGCCTTCGCATCCGATCGCTCCCGGAGGAGAACCACCACATCCGGCTCATCCGATGGTTCCGCCTGGTCAGCCGAGTGAACCGCCTTCTAACCCCACCGAACCTAAGCCACCGCCAGCAGACGGTGGATGGGGGTGGAGCCCGCAGTACGGATGGGGCTGGTTTCCACCGGCGAGCGATAAACCTAATCCGGCACCAACGCCACCGGGTTAACATCCACACTGATGGATCTATCAAGTCAAGCTAAGGGAACAGCAACTACGGCCGGAGTGGTTTGTACCTGCTCACCGCCAACCTACATCATGCGAGGTTGCTCTATCCTGTTGGATGGCAAAGGGATCGCGACGGCCGCACTCAACGTTTCAGTTGAAGTTCTCGATTCGGTCAACGGAACCTACGTTGCACCTACGACGCTCTGGGGTCCGAACTCGGCTGGCGTCACCAATCCGGTTGTGCTGGCTCTTGGTACGGCCCAGATGGTCAATATCCTAGGCAGCTGGTCGGGTGTTCGCGTCAATATCCCTTCTTTCGGGACATCTACAGGCACCTTTAACGCGGTTATCCAGACCTATTAGTATTGTGAACGCGCGACTGATTTCGGGTGATACGCTGCCAGGGACTACGACCCTGGCAGAGCTAATCGATCAGGTCTATCCCAGCCGAAGCCCGGACTTGGACAGTGCCAGCGCAACCTTTGTAACGGTTTCACCACAGGTAATCTCGGCGCGCTGGTCGGGAACCGATACCCAGATCAATATCGCCTTAACTCCGCGCATTGTTAATCCCGACCAAATCAGTGTCGATATCAGTCCTGTGTTGACCTCGATTACGCCTGATACCGGGCCGGCAAACACGGATGTGACAATCGACGTTGTGGGCACCGATTTTGATCCCGACGCCATCCTGATATTCGGAACCGCCGAGGCGCCTCCAAGTGCGCCCGCAACGCCCACAGATATGAGCGTGGATATGGGCGCCGCGGCGCTTCCGCAGCCCGGGACCATCATGTGCATGGTCCGCAACAGCAATGGTATAGACAGTAACCAGTTACCTTTTACAGCAACCTAGAGAAAGAAAACAAACATATGGCAGCTCCAGCACCAGGCACAGTAGTTTTGGCCACGGCCACTATCGATAGCTTATTTACGGCGATGTTCGCAACCCGCACCGGAGATTTAGGCACACCCACTTATCGCTGGAGCGATCCCTTTACCGTGCAAGCCATTTTCCCGGCCGCGACCAGCCAAAGCGGCGTCAATGGCACCATCATGACGTGCACCTTCGGAGCGCGCGCTTTTGTGCCGAGCGCGATTTCCGGATGATTCTATGGCAACACTTATCCGAAACGGATTCATAAGGCCCGGCAGTCATACTAATCTGAAGCTCGATAGCACGACGGGGTTGACGATTGGCCAGACCGTCGCCGTCGGCCCAAAGTACAATGCGGTCATTGAAATGTTTTTGCCGTGGAATCAGATCATGGTCCGAGTGCTTCCATTGGCTGCGCCTGGGCCTTTTGGACTGATTTACAGGAAGGGCGTGACGGTTGCCTAGAGCCCGCGAAGAGGCTTCATTTCTTCGACTCGGAGGAAGAGCTCGCGGTCATGCCCGACAATGAGATTTATGAGAAAATCGTAGACGATCTCGAGGATCGTAATGCCTACGAACGTCGCCAGATTCTCTGGCAACGCATGCGCCGCGAAGGAGTTAAACGGCCGCGCAAACCCTGGCCTGGGGCCGCGGATGCGCACGTGCCTATCGGTGATACGATAATCTCCAAGCTCAAAGCCTACTACATCCAATGGATTTTCGGGCCTGAGCTTCTGGCTAGTTTCTATGCGCTCGAGGATCAGGGCGACAGTTATACCGATTCGGTGTCGCAGTGGTTCGATTACCAAGTCAGGGAGAGCTCCAATTTCCCGAATGCGGCGATTTGTGCGATTGACTCGCTGCTTCAGAATGGAGCCGGTTTCCTAAAGCCGTACTGGGATGCTGACAAAGAACGGTTGGCGTTTGCCAGCGTGCATCCGTACTTCATTATCACGCCCCCGTGGACACAGGAAATTAACGAGGCTGACCGTCTGGTGCACGTCATGCATCTGAGCGAAGATCAGTATCGGCGAAGTGCCGGAGCCATCGGTTATAACACCGACGATGATTACATCAAGACCATTACGGGCGAGGGCAAGCCTGACAGCAAGTACGATCAAGCTCGCTATATTGCCGAAGGCTTGAGCCATAGCCGGCTCAAAGATTTGATTATCCTTTGGGAAGTCTATTTGCGCCAGGATGACGGCCAAATTGAAGTTCAGACCTTTTCTCCGTTACAACCTGATGAGCCGGCTAGAGAGCCATTCATGTTGCCTTACCAGCATAAGCAGGTACCCATTGTCCAACTGCCTTACGAGCTGATCGATGCGGGTTTTTACTCGAGCCGCGGTATCATGGAATTGGTCCAGATGTTCGAGGCCTCGGCTAGTAAAATGTGGAACGAGAAACTCGATTTCATGTCGATCGCCAATCGGCCAGTGCTCTCGAGCCAAGGTGGAAGTATCAATGCGCAAAACATCCGCTGGGAACCGGGTGCCGTTTACGATTCGGCTTTGCAGCTTATCCAGCAACCTAGTCCACCGGTAAGTTTTGATGAGGAGATTAACAATACCCGGAGCCTCGCCGAGCAAAGGGTGGGTATACCTGATTTCGGTGTTGGCCAAGAGAACCAGCCTCAAAAAAATCGCACGGCGACGGAGACTAACGCAATCACGACCGTCATGCAGCAGTCTAACGACTTGCGTGCGCGCGTTACCAAGAACGCTATTGCTACCGTTTACGAACAAGCCTGGTCAATCCTGCGACAGTACAAGAAAGATAGTCTGGATTATTTCTGGCGCAATCGGCGGATAACCCTCGATGACGCTGCTTTTGACAACGCTTACGTGATCAAACCTAACGGCAGCGTCGACGGATATAGTCGGGAACGCGAGATCCAGAAGTTGATGCAATTGCGGCAACTGGCCCAAGGTTCGCCCTGGATCAAATTGCCTGAGATCGACCGTAAAATCATTGAGCTGATGGACTCGAGCTGGATCATGCAGGTTTTCGAGGAACCGCAAGACATCATGCAAGGTCAGCAGGAACTCCAGGCGGTCGAGAACTCGGTGATGCACGACGGGTTTTTGCCGCCAGTTAAGCCTAGCGACGATCATGTGGTGCATCTGCAAATTCTCACAGGCTTTATCGGCTGGTGTCAGCAAAACCAGAGACCGCTAGAGCCCAACGTGATGCCGACCTTCCTGCAACATGCGCAAAATCACGTGCAAGCTGCTCAGCAAGATCCACAATACATGAAGGCGCACGGGCCGCAGGTGCAGCAAGCTGCGGCTCAAGTTGCCCAGATCCAGAAACAGTTTGCCGGCGCCAAGGCCGCACAGCAAGGCGCAGGTCAAGCGATGATGGCCTTGCGCGGCGGTGGACCTCCTGGAATGCCACCGGGTCCGCCAGGTCCGCCGCCTGGAATTCCGGCAAACGGTGCGCCAGGTCCGGCGCAACCGCCGGCGCCGCCAGTGCCAGGGATGCCGGCTGGAGCAGGGCCAGCGATGCCGCCCGGTGGAATGTTGCCTAACCCCACAAACGGGAGCTTGCCCGGGCCATGAAAGCTTTCCTTCGAGCCTTCATGTGGATGCTTTTGAGCCGGCCGATATTACGTGCGGTCAACTGGACAAAAGAGGAACGCGCACATTTTGACTTGTTTGCTCGTTCCAGTTGCGGTATAAAGCTCTTCGAATTCCTGCGGCAAACTGTTGCATCGGCGACTTTTAACGCTGTTTACCAGGAAAAGGTGAGCGCGAGTCAACATGCAAAAGGCATGCAGGATATTCTAGGTTTACTACATCGATTGCGCGCTTTCCCTCCAGAGGTTGAGAGCGAGTATGATCATGATGAGGTTGAGCCACTACCGTCGCAACGAGGCGCGTTTGATGGCCGGCGTTTCGGTTTTGGCGATGGCAATTCGGCCATCAGATAGCACTCTAAGATAATGCCCGAAACAACATCTGCGCCCGCACCGGGCGAGGTGAGTGATGCTAGTTCTCCGAGTGAGCCTCAAGCCCAATCTCTGGATAGCGGCAGCTCTCAACCCGCTCAAAACGGCGCGTCTCAATCCGAAGGTTCCGAAGATAAAAAGCCAAAGGCTCTGAGTCGTTATGAGCGAACTAAACGGCAGCGAGCCGCTTTGGCTCAACGCGAGTCTCAGCTTAAGGCGCGAGAAGAACAGATTGCTCAAGCCGAGCGAGCTAGGACTGCGCCAAAAAAACCTGATTACACGATTGCTGAACTTCGCCAGTATCGCAAGAACTGGGAGGACGAAGGCAACTTTGATCTGGTTGAGAAGGCTGATAAGGAGATCGCACGTCTCGAGCAGTTGGAACAACAGGAACAAGGTCAGCAAGGTTTTGTTCGTGAATGGCAAACCGCGGAATCAGAACTCTATCAAGCCGATCCTGAATTCATGCGTTCAGGGACCAGGCTTGACAGCAAGTTGCGTGAGATCATGGCAGGTCAAGACGGGAACGTTTACCGTCAACATCCGCGCGGGATAGTTGCGGCGTACCATCGGGCTAGAATGGAACTTCTGGAAGGCGACTTTAAGCACGTCCAAGGGGAGAACCAGCAACTCAAGACAGAACTCAAACGGCTGACGGGCCTTACCTCGATTGGCGGCGGTGTTCCAGGCAGAATCGGTGGAAACAGAATAGAGAATATCAATGATTTCTCTAAGCTTTCGACTGCCGATATGCGCAAACATTTACGCAGCACTTCAGGTAAAGACGCGATGCCGTGGATCTAAAGATGACTCAATAAATTAACCTATGGCCACCACTGTTAACCAACCGATTTATGGCGCTGTCAGTACTGTTGACAAAGCGTCTGAATACCGAATCTATTTCGCGAAAAAACTTCTCGAACACCAGATCGATAAACTCCAACTCTACACGCCGGCTTACAAGGCCAGTATTCCGCAGGGGCAAGGCAGTAAGACGATCCGGATGTTCCGGGCGCCGCCGGCGAGCATAGCTAATGTTATTACCCTGACCGAGGGCACGCCTCCGACCAATGCTCCGTACAAACTCATTTACGAGTTTATCACCCGTACCTTGCAGCAGTACGGAGGCTACGCCCAGGTCAGCGACATTGTGGACGAAACCGAGTTCTTGGATACGGGCGATAGCCTCATGACCAAGTTCGGCGAGGAAGCCGCGCTCTGGTGCGATACCTTGATCCGTAACGCGTGCATTAACGGAACGACCGAAGAACCAACCAAGTTTGGCAAGTTCTATGCAGGCGTGGCTACGGACTTCGCGAGTCTGGTGGCGTTAACCCCTCAGAATGGGCGGTTCAGTACCGACGATCTGATTGATGGCGTTACTCGTTTACGGCTTCAGAAAGCCAAGGCATTCGATGAC